GGTAGTGTTGGAGGGAAGTTGATAGTGCGAATGAGTGAAGGTGTCTCAACATACATGGCACTGCCAGCAGTCAGTTTTAAATCATTAGAGCAGTTGATATTTAAACTTGGTGCATTTATGGATAAGTTATCAGTAACAATTTTCTGATCTGTTCCTGCTTTTGCTGCTGTAGTACTTCCCATTCCCTGGGTTTCAATTTTACCTCTACCAGAGATTTCAAGATCACTATCAAAAACAATTAGATTCTTTCTTTGAGACCCTGCGGTATCTCCTTTTGTTCCATCATTTTTAACTGATTGAGGAGCACCATTGACTTTCATCGCAAGTCTTCCACCAACTTCAATATCCAAATTACCAACAATCTTTAACTTATAATCACCATCAACCGTATGAATGAATGACGACCTGCTCATAATAGCAGCATCACTTTCGGTTATCACTGAAAGAGGTTTTGGAAAATTTATATGTGTTCCTGCAATGGTATCCTTTGGATTTACCTTCTCTAATTTACCTGGTTTTTTACCTGCCTTTTCTGCTTCTGCTTTTGTTTTATGGTTATTAGCTTCTGCTGTATTAGATACAAGACTAGTAACTGTTGTGCCATCAGCAAGTTTTATTTCGGTAGCATTTCTTCCTGGAGTATTAAATTGTGCTGTATAAGCACCATTACTGAAATTAGTAATCGCAGTAAGATATGGATCTGCTTCATTGTAAATAGCATTCACAACGTTAGTTGCTACGTTCAATCCACTACCGCAGGAGGATCCAGTTCCAAGAGGATTTGAGTTATCATCCCCAAAATCACAATCAGTAGTACCTAGAAATGGTATGAATGTGGTATTTGTATCTCCACCAGGAGCAGTACGATCGCATTGAGTTGGAAGTAGACCAATGATTAAAGAAATAATTGAAGTAATACTAGTAAGATCAGTGATACTAATTTTCTCTAGATTTTGAAAGAATGATGTTCCCTTCTTAAAGACATCCGAAACTGTTTTAGCAACTGAAACTGCAGCGGCAACAGCACCAACAATGCCCTGAATCTGACCAAAAAGTTTGTCTACCGCACAAAGAATAGACGAGATGATATTGCTGTACGCATCTTCAACCAACGAAAAAATAGCATCAAAGGCTTGTCCCAACATACCTTCAATAAATTGATCTACAGTTCCACTGAGAGTATTTAAAACAGCACCCAAGAATGAACTATCAATCTTACAAAGATAGTTGAGAACTGTTTTAATAATTGCTTGTAGTGCAGTCGTATAGACGAAAGGTATTCCTAAAAATGAAGTTAGTTTTAGTGCTTTAATTATTCCAGAAATCGTAGTAACAAAAAGTTCCTTAAGTGCTGCTACTGCTTCAGATAAAACACCACTGATTAAATTCTTTACCTTTCCTGTTAGTGCCGATACATTCTTAACCGTTCCATCAACAACGCTGATGAAATTTCCATCTTTAGGAACAAGAGTCGCAATTGTGGCACCAATATCTCTTAATTGATACTTTAAATGTGCCTCAAAAGTATTAGATGAACCAGCAACTCCATTAGCAGTTGGAATGGGATCGATATTTTTTGTTTTTAAATTTGCATTTGCTAAATTGAGTGGATTTCCTGGTGCCGTTGGCGTTTGGTGAACATCGGAGTTGGTTGAAGTTGCAACAATTCCACTAGTAGCAGATTGTCCTGTTGCTGGATTAGTTACTGCTTTATTATATGTGTTATCGTAAGTATTTGTTCCATAATTACTTTCAATTTTACCATTAACGGTTCCCTTCTTATATGCTCTTACAACACCCATAACAACTGGTTGCTGGGCTTCCTGTCCGTCTAGGAAGAATCCCATGACCATGGCACCAGGTTTTAACTGCCCAGCAGAGTGCCCTGTGCCCTCCTGACCGCCTTGATTGGTTGGTTGGAGTACAACTGCCCATGGGAGATCTTCGTCGGGCATCTTATCCTGGAACTTATCATCAAGACCAGTATACCAACCAGAAATTCTTACTTTTACTCTACCAACTTCTAATGGATCTCTATCTTCAACAACTTCACCAAACCACCAAAAAAATCCGTCCTTTCCTACAAAGTCAACAGAAGTTTCATTAATGATTCCATCAAAGGTAGAGGGCATAACTATAAAAAAATATCCTATATTGATATTTATACAAAAAAAGGGAGGTTTCCCTCCCGTACAATTAGGAAACCTCCACTGTTTTAGTGGCGAATTTATTTAAGTAGTCATATGCATAACGAGTACGATTTCCATGATGACCCCAACCAATCCAACTATACGCATAGTCCATGTAACGATTGATTGATTTACCAGGAGATTTCATTTTCTCAGCAATTCGTTGCCATTGGACTTCATTTGTTAGATAACGAAGTTGCGTATTAAGTGATGATGGAGAACCACCATACTTTTTAGCAAAATCACCCAATCCATAATAACGATCGGCAGATGTCCATTGAATCAGACCATAACCACGACCGCAGTTATAGTATGATGTTATACTACCACCTTCACAAACACTAGATCGGAACGTTGATTCCTGTTTAATGTTGCCCATGATGGTAGCAAGGGCGTTTCTGTCTTTAATTCCAGCGTCCTGGAAAAATTCAAGAGCTAGATGCTCTTCGTTTGAACACCCTTTACAAATTAGCCGTGTTTCTTTTGGCTTTTCGGGAGCAACCTCTTTGGTCGCTGTCTTGGTATCAAACTCCTTGATAATTGAAAATGGTGGAAGACCACTCACAGGTGGAGGAGGAAATAAACCAGGCAGTGTTGCCGAACTGGTTGTAACCGATGCCAGAAGGGGCAAGGCTACAGTAAAGAAGTTTTGCACTAAATTTAATTGAACTCTACATCCCAATAGAAGGGGGGTATACCGCAACCCTCTCGGGGGGCACCTTCCTGGGCTCTAATGATAGCAGTCATCTTCTCATAATAAAAATTGCTACTATCAATGGGCGATACTGGATTCGAACCAGTGACCATCTCCGTGTAAAGGAGGCACTCTACCGCTGAGTTAATCGCCCGAAGTGATAATAGTCTCTACTACCCCATATTAATTTATTGTCAACATATCCCGCATCACGAGACAATAATTCACCAGAGGAAAGAAGAAAGTCGGAACGGAGAGATGCACCACGAACGATACATTCCGTTCCGATATTTTTACCTTTCCATTTTCCATTGTCCAGTGTGACTATTATATCACACTTTTCATTCCGAGTACCATCTAGACCCCAATTTTGTAGGATAATGCCAGATTCAATTTCGCATAATGTATTGATTCTTTCTCGATATGGTTTTTCCTCTCCTTCATAGTGATACCACTGTTTAGAGAGATACTTACCATTACCGACATCTTCCCAAGAAGTTAGAATCCAGGCATATCTAGATGGGTTGCTATATGCTTGTGCTTTGTTGGACCATCGCCCCAGCAAGCAACTCAAGAACTCCGTAATCATAACACAAAAACTCCCACCTGTCAAACGTCGTATCTTCTGCACTCCCAGGCAGATGGGTTGCTATCACAATACAACTCTAAAGGCGTTGGATCATGATCATCATTAGGGTTATTATTTTTATATGCTTTTAAGGCATCTAGCGTAGCAGTTAGATGCCTTCTTGATTGGGGTGATGTAGTTGGATCTGACAATAATTCTTCATCACGCTCAATATGCTTGTCAATACTCTCCATCTGAGTGTATTCGATTGAACGTTAGTATTTATGTCTTTGGAGTTGCCGAGCCCAAAGAATCCTTAACTAATACCAATTCTGTGTGGATAACATCACCACCAATCTTGTGACGTACACCAGCAATAATATAAACACCTGTGTATACATCATCCATTTCTAGTTTTCCATTATCGGAAAGCATTCTAGGTATTTCTACAGTTAAAGGATTACCAATGTGTAACGCAACGTTTCCAGCAACTCTGATTTGAAGTTTTATTGCCTCGAAAGTTGTTTTTCTACAATGAGTATAAATTGCGGTATCTTCGGTTCTTTGTGTAATTACTCCACTCGCAAGTTTAACTTCTTTACCAGCTTTATCCCAAGCATGAATTTGATTGGGTCTCATTCTATTTCTTCTTGGTTTATTGTATATTGGATTTGTCTCCCCCTTTCCATATGGATTAATTGTACCCAAATGACTCTGGGACTCATACAATTTACTAATTTTAAAATCCTTTCCCTGATAAGGAGTTTGCTGGTTTTTTGGAGTGTTCATTTTACTATTTGGTATTACGTCCAATGCAACCGAAGTGAAAACTCCCGCAAATGATCCATTACGAATTGGCAAAACACTATCAAATACATCAGGATAACTTATGCTTTCAATAACTCCAACGTCAACTGATTCATTAGTAATTTTCTTTGGGTAATATCTATAGATGGGATGTCTAATTTTGTTCTTATTTTTATCATCGTATTCAGTAAATTTCAAAGCATCTTCTATGATTTTATCAAATGATTTGAAATGAAAACCATCATAATTTTCATAGAAAATAAATCCACTTTGTTGAACACTAGAATCTTTCGACTGGTTTCGGATTGCCTTAGCTCCCATCCAGTTGATAGCATCATATACTCTATAACCTGGCACTACACACTGAAACTTATCTTTAGTTTCTTCAATAAAAAGTTTTTTATTGCGCTCATCAACTTTCATACCAACTTTATCGTCAGTAAGAAGTGTCTTCACTATCTCCGAAACTTTCTTCTCTTTAAAAGAACCAAACACATAGGATAACTCATTTATCATTAGTTCTTGAGATATACATTCAATATTATATTTTGCTCTCTTTTCGAGTCTAATAATTGGTCCAACCCTATAAACCTTAAAGAAATATGACTTACTCTGATTCAGATCTGGAAGAGAAAATTGAATTTCTATATATTCAT